GTAGCAGATGTACTAGCACTAGCAGCTGCCAATGCGATTGTATTGACAGAGGATATAGCATCTAAGTTTGTTTGGGTAAGGGCAGATACTGTATTGACACGTGTTTCTAGTGTAGCAGATAATGCAGTAATTGCAGAAGCATTAGCAGCAATACTTGTATTAGCTGTATCAAGACCTGCAGATACTGTATTTATATTTGTTTGTAAATTAGCAACAGCAGAAGTGTTTGCTACAGTAACACCTGCTTGAAAAATAGTGCCACTAACATAAGCATTACTTGTTATGGATACATCTCCATAAAGAGTCGTACCGCTTACCTGTGTTCTAATTCTAGCAACAGCAGGGTCAGTAAGTGTAGTCGGATTGTAGTATAATGTAGTGCTTCCTAGCTCTCCACCAGTAAACATTGTCTTAAGTCTGTTAGCACCTTTAATTTCAAATGTTGCATCGGCAACCATGCGAACACCTGTTGTGCCAGAGCCTTCAAAAACTGTTTGAGTTCCTGAAGCTTTAATATCCATATAAGGAACAGTTAAAGTGTTTAAACTCATGTTTAAATCACCTAACATAGTTCCACCTGAAAGAGGAAGGTAATTAGAGATACTTGTTCTAATATCAGAAATTGCAGAAGTATTTGTAGAAACCGCAACATTAGTAGTTGACAAAGTAGCAGAAACTGTGTTAATATTAGTCTGCAAGGCTGCGGAGGTAGATACCAAGTTAGCTGAAACTGTATTAATCCTACTTTCAAGTGCAGCAGATGTAGCTGCAAAGGTACTACTTACATCTGAAATTCTGCTTTCTAATGTAGCAGATACTGTAGCTAATCCTGATGAGGTAGCTACATTATCTCCTCCTACTGTAATACTCGTTGCATTAATTGTTGTAGCAGATATTTCTACAGCATTTAATACAGATACATCAATACCATTTACAGAAAACCCAGCAGCAGAAACAGTACCTGTTACATCTAAGTTACCTGCTATTTTTGCTTCTGACTGAGAAAGTTGGAGGGCTGTGTTAACTCCGTTGCCATCTTGAATACTTCTTAGTGTACCATCAATACCTGCATTATCAACACTTGTTGCTATCTTCAACAAGTCTTTATAAGTATTTGCAATCTTCTTACCTGTAAATGTACTCATTAAACTGTGTTCCAATACTTATCAAGAATGTCCCACTGATAGATAGTGGTGTGTATTTGGTCTGCATCTTCCCAATTTACATTACGGTCATAGTTAGGTTCTGGTCTTGCATTCATAACATATTGACTATTATCACGTAAGTCAGGAGATTTATTTTGTGGATGTATTATCCTATCATAAGCACCATCCCAATCAGAAGGACATACCCATAAATCAAAACTGTTTTTACGTAGCTTAGTCCTTGGAAAGGAAAAGCCACATATATCACACTCAGCCTTTGTATACTTGCCACGAGCCATCTAATCACTTGGAAGCCACGAAGAAACAGCAACTGCCGAAACAAGTGCTGGTCTTAATGGTCTTGCATCCTTTATGTTTTCATCATCTTTAACAGATGCTATTCTATTCTGAGGATGATTGTTAAGGTCATACCTGCCTTCGTAATCTGCAGGACATACCATCATCCCGTAACTATTCTTTTTTAGCTCACGAAGTTCGTAACGGAATCCACAAATATCACAAAGACCTAATGTTCTTTTTGCCATTATACATAATTCAAACGAGGGGTTATGTGCATACTTGCACGTTCTTTATCTTCCTCCTGCGCCCTCATCAACCTTTCTTCGTACTCCTGCTTAATCATTTGAATACGTCCTGCCTCAACACCTGGACGTTTCATAGACATGAAGTAGGCTGTACCAGCAGCAAGGCAAGGAAGGAATCTACGAGATACATCTGCAGTTTGAGAGGAGCGTGTTACATCTTGGATATACTTCATTGTTTCAAACTTAACAACATCTGTACTATTCTCAGGCACAGGCCATAGGAATACAACAGACTTATCACGTTCACGCCTTACAGAGTATTGAGTAGGACGACCTGTCTGACCCTTACGTGGAATCTTTAAATACTCTTCCATACTAATACGCTCAAGTTGTAAATCAATATTACTTCTGTTTACAACTGCTTCAAGCACATCAATGTTTTCTGCACCAAGGTCATAGCTAGTAACACTAGTTGATAAAGTTACAGCTGTTGTTCCAATGGTCCATAGTTGAATACCACGATTCTGCCAATCTTGTAGCAATAAGTTAATGGAACGACGAGCAGAACGAGGCTCTTCGCCAAGTGTAGTCTCACCACCAATCATTTCCATAGCCTCTTGGATAACCTCATCTATGTCCATTGAAAAGTTATATGTTCCTGACGTAGCCATCTAAGGTCTCCTTGCTTTCTTTTTCTTCCTCTTCTTTTTCTTTTGAGGAGGTCGTGTTACTTGTTTACCTACAGAACTTCTTGATATAGCCATACTTATCCTAATTTAAAATATATTAATACTGTTAGTATTACAACGCCTACAATAGCAGCAACTATACCAGTTGTTTGAAAGTTGTCTATCATTTGTTGACGTTTCTGTCTTTCTATTCTAGCTCTTTCTTTCTCAGCTTCTTTTTCTTCTTGGATACGTTTAGCTCTTTCGTTAATAATCTCTTGCCAAGTACCGTGTCCAAACCTGTGGTCAACTAATTGACGCATCTCGTCCATTTGTTCTTTAGCAAGCTTTGCATCAATAACAGTAGACGCTGCGTCTTTTGTTTGTCCTATAATAGATTTATTACCAAACCTATCTTTCTGAATTTGTTTCTCACCTAGAAACATTCCATCAATAGCCCCAGCAATATCTTTTATGTCGTTTGCAGTTTGTATATTAGATTTAATAAAGTCAACAGACTTTTGTACTAATGCAATACCTGCCAATCCTGTACTGATAGGGTCCACGTAATCATTATCCTCTCTCTATAGTTGATTACCATTTAACTTTATGACTCCAATACTTTGCACTTAACTTTGATGTAGGCTTACCCTGTGCATTATGTCGTGCATAGTAAGAACGCTTACGTGCTTTATCTTTTGCAGTTGTTGGATTCTTGCCAGCACCTTTAACTCCTTGCTGACCAAATCTAATTAATTTAACTTTATCTCCTTCTTTAGCCACAACAACGTGAGACTTCTTAGGATGATTAGGAGTACGCTTTGGTTTGTTGTAACCACTTACTCCTGCTCTTGCTAATCTTGGGTCTTTCTTCTTTGTAGTTTTAGCCATTAGTATATCCTGTTATGTGGTGCTTTACCATATTTACGTTTCTTACCAATCTTACCACCTTTTTTAGCTTGTCTAAATTTAGCTGTTTTATCTGCTATAGCTTTAGGTTGCGCAACAAATTGTTCTCCTGCCTTAGTTCCTTTTCTTTTTGCTGCCGTAGTAGCCGCATATTGCTGCGGGGTGAGTGCCTTAATAGCTGCTTCTGGTAAGTACCTTTCACCTGTCTGGCCTGATGGTTTACCACTTTTTGTTTTCCAATTTTGTTTTGTCCAGTTGGTCAGAGATTGCTGTGACTTTGCTTTTGCCATATATCATTCTACGATTTGTAGCCTCCACCTTTTGCTTTATATTGTTTAGCAAGCATTTGTGCTTTACGAGCAGACCACTGACCAGGTTTACCACCCTTACTACCAGCTTTAATCTTATTAAAAAGATTTTTACGCATTGTAGGTTTAGTATAGTTGCCAGCCTTATTAACAGTACTTTTCTTTTTAGTGCTGCTTTTTGCCATTATGTTGACCTTGCTGCACCTTGACCTTGACCTGTTGAACGTCCACAGACAGAACCACCACCTGCTTTCTTTACAGTCTTTTTATCATTAAAGGTATAAGAACCATCTTCATTCTTTGTCCCACCTACTTTTTTCATAACTTCTTCAACGCCTTCTTCTTTGAGACGTTTAGTTAAGTCCATAGCGTCTTGGTCTACTGTTTTCTTTTTATCTTCCATTATACTCTTGATACCTTTCCACCGCCACGAAGAGCTACGCCCATACCACGGCCTTTAGTCATCTTACCACCTCTTCTTTTGTTTGTAAGATTGTTATTACTTGATAAACGTTTTGACTGTTCTTCTGTAAATTTTTTATCTCGTTGTTCGTTTATAGTTTTTTGTTTTTGAACTTGTTCATTTGTTCGTCCCATAGATATTTTACTAGTATCTGTACCTCTATATACATCAGTTGACTTTGCACTAAGTTTTGCTGGGATAGCAATTTTTTGCCCTGCTCTAATTTGATTTACATTTTTAATTTTATTAGCTTTTTTAAAAGCGTCTAAAGATACTCCATAGTCATATGCAACTTGAGAAAGAGTATCACCAGATTTAATTGTATACTTACGTCCACTTAATCCTTGTACAGGGTCAGCTTTTGAAGCTCCTTTACGAGTTTTATAGAATTCTGCTTTTTCTTTTCTTTTCCTTTCAAACTCTTCACGTTGCTTTCTTTTTTCTTCTCTGCGTTTTTTATCCTCAGACATTATATTAGATATAACTGCTCCAACACCTCCTGCTCCAGCAGCTGCTCCTGCTGCTTTCCTAGTAGCCTTTCTACTTAACATAGCATCAGTCCTTGCCATAGACCTTGCTTGCCTAGCTTTTCTTGCAGCTGTTGCAGCTCTTTCTGTTTTTTCTGCAGCTAATAAATTTTTATTTTTATTTTTAACTAAACTTTTAAAGTCTTTTTGATTCTTTGCTCTTCTAGCAAGTGTTTGCAGACCTTTCATTCCAATTCTACGTGCGGCAGCACCCCCTATTATCTTTGCAACAGCTGGTAATGCAGCGGGTATAAATATAGGCATTTTATAATCCTCCTTCGATTGTGTTGTCGCCGCCACCTGTCGAAGCAGGAGTTTGCATATCATCACGGCGTGTTCTTCTTGATTGGTTACGCAGTAATCCTATTGAGTTTTGGTACTGCTGTTCATAAATTTGTTTTGCTGTGTAATTCTTCATAAAACCTAAAGCCTCTGACATACAAGCTGCATACAATGCATCATAGCAAAACTCACTAAAGTAATTACTATCTGTTGTGCTAGTCAGTGTTGTTGGCCTAGTAACATATACAAGCTCTCCGCTGTAAGTAGCACTAGCTGTAGGGGCAAAACGAATTTGCGTATTTGTTCTTTTTGCATAATACTTGGGAGTTCCAGTGCTTGCTGATACAGGCCAGTAATCATTTATAAATTCATCCGTTCTTTGAAGTAAATTAATTTTAGTTCCGCTATCTGTAATATTAATGTTCTTAACTATTCTTGTTCCTGTTGGTAGTGTGTAATCATTTGTTCCAGCAGAAAGCGTAATAGATGTTACAGTCACAAGACCATAATCATCAAGGGCTTTTGTTAGTCGTTCCTCTGCACGATTGACAATCTTAGGGATATGATTGACAAACTCTGTGCCATCATTCTCTGTAGTCTCAATAATATCGTTTACAAGATATGTGTAATTAGCCATAATAGATAGTCACAGTTGCTGCACTTACAGGAAGTGTTACAGATACTGTGCCTGTCATACGAATACCACCATCAATAAAATCTTGGTCTGATAAATCATTTGCTGTAGTATTTGTAAACTTAATAATATTACCTGTTACAGTTCCAAAAGGGTCTGTAGATGTTCCAGCAATTACAAAATCACCTACACCTGTAGCATGAATAGCACGTATTCTTGTATCTTTTAGTGTAGCTCCTGATACAGTATCGACAGCATCACCTGATGTAGATACAAAGGACACTCTAAGGTTTGTCATATGTATACTCCTAGTTATAATCGGATACACCTATTATACACAAAAAAGGGGAAAGATACAACGACCTTTCCCCATAAAACTTAATTTAGTTTTTGTGATAATCTAGTTCTTAGGAAGAACCAGCGTTACCGTAGAAGCCTCTCCAGTCAGAGAAACCGAAGCTATAACGCTCACGAGCTTTAAAGCGAAGGTTTCCTGTGTCGAAGTCTGGCTCCATTTTAGTTTGCAACGGCGAACGTACAAACATCTTAGCACCATTCGGAACATCAGTTTTGATGAAGAAGGCGTTAGTATCCGTAAAGCGACGGTTCACAAAGAAACCACCAGGTACAAGACCTTGGTTACGGATTGAGTTGATGTCGTTCGTGTTTGTTACACCTGAATCAGATACGATTGTTGTTGACAATGTGCTGTTCAAGATTTGGTCGGCAACAAATGCCAAGTCAGATGGAATGTGGAGGCTTTCGGCTTGTGCGCCAATCAAGATACCACGGTCATCTTTTGTTTTGGAAATGCTGATAAGAGCAGTTTCCAGTGAAGCTTCCGACAGGTCAGCAGCAGAAAGCAGGTTGCTTTGGTTGCCATCACCAATAGTCGGGTGCGTAGCAGAGAAGAACGGTTGTCCGTCACCACCAGCAAAGCTTGCGTTAAAACCGTTGTTGAAAACATCAGCAGCTTTAACTTGTTTAGTGTTTGCCATAGCACGAGCCAAGCCTTTGGCACGTAGTTTAGCAAATGTGTCATAAAGATTATCTTCCATAGCTTCTTCTGTGACAGCGAATCCAAGAGCGATAGTCTCGTGTGTGTAACGAGATGTAAAGCTTTCAGAAGCGTCGTCGTAAGAAACAGCAGCACCCTCACCTTTTACAGGTGCAGTACCGAAGCCAGTGAAGAGAACCTCTTCTTCGAATGCACGGTCACTGTTTTCAGTTTCAAACAGTGGAGCGTGTTCATCAGCAACTTCCCCATACTCAAGTCCGAATACGGCATTGAGACCAGGGAGTAGCTCTTTTGCAATAGATGCTCTATTAATAGCCATTGTTATTTATCTCCCTTTAGTTACCAGCCGTAGCAGTTACTGGAGCAGTCACGTATACCTGACGGAAGTTGTCAGCATGAAGGTTCAGTAATACTTCGATTTTGGTTGCGGCATCACCAGTTACATTACCTGGTTCGTCAACTACACGGATAACTTTAAGGTCTTGTGTAGTAGCTGCAGCGGTAGAACCGTCAGCACCTGCACCAGAACGACCTGTAAAGGTAGAACCTGTAGTAATTGAAGTGAATGCCATTGTTTGTCCGATAGCACCAGCAGTAACTGATGCATCGCATTGAATTTCGTAGACTTGAGCAGGATTATCTACTACAAGACCTACAGCGTCAGTGGCAGATGTGCCACCAGGCCAATATGATTTGAACTTCTGTTCCCCGTCTTCTACGTACCGACAGCCTTGGAAAACACC